AATAATTAGATTCTCTGTTTCTTCTGCAGCGCCAGCGTAGATAAACTTGTAAGTTTGCCCAGCAACTGGTGCAGGTAAAGTGATAGTTCTATTAGCTCCGATTGCAGGAACCGCAAGTACTCTTCCACTGTGTGTTGCAGCATCAAGAGTTTTATTTTCATCTCCTAATGCAACAGGTGCATCACCCATTGTAATAATTTCAGTAATCGCTCCAGTAGAGGAGTTTTTACTAACAGTTTTAACTGTGCTTTCAGATCTCAACGGACCTGAAAAAGTAGTCTTTGACATATTGGTCTCCATTTCCGTTAACATAGTCTGAGACATTGTCTACTACACGAGTCTACGTTAACTATTTTAAAAATGTGTAGTGTGTACAATATACGCTTTTAGATGAGTGTTTGCAAATAAAAAGGGCGGCCGAAGCCGCCCTCCTTAAAGTGTCTTTGCTTAAGAATTAAGCACCTTCAGTACCAAAAATACCACGCCAGTCAGAAAAGCCGAAGCTGTATCTTTCTCTAGCTTTGTATTTAACGTTACCAGTTTCAAAGTCACCTTCCATGGACGTAGCCACAGGAGCTCTTTGAAAGTGTTT